GCCTGCCGGCATATTGACAGTCTGACATTTAACCGGATTGTGGCAGCAGGATTCGATCATCTGACAGCTTTTCAGCAGGAGACCATCAAAGAGGTTGTCTGCATGCAGGCAGATTTCGAATATGAAAATGCAGATGAAATCAATACGATTTTATCCAGCTATAGCATTAATGGAGTATCCGCACAGTTCGGAAGTTCCTGGAATGTTTTCATGGAAAAAGGTATTGCCATGAAGCGGGATGTGTATTCGTTACTGACTCAGACAGGCCTGTGTTGCAGAATTGCGAGGTGATCCTATGAAATATCCATGTTTGGTGCCTAAAAGATTATGTAAGACAGATATCTCTGTTGCGATAGATCAAGAAGGACTGAACGAATACGGGGAGCCATTGAAGCCAGTGGAGTATTACGGACAATGTAACTATCAGGACAAGGCAAAAACTGTGCTGACCACGGAGAAGAAACTGATAGAGATCACCGGAACAGCATTGTTTCCCGGAGATATTTGTCCTGATCTTCCGGTCATATCCGGAGGCAGTGCTGTGATATTTGGGGGTAAGCGCAGGATTCTTGAGGGTCGTAAGGCGAGAAACCCGGATGGAACAGTCAACTATACGGAGGTGATGCTGATATGATCAGTGTAAATTCCACAGTAAAGCTGAATTTTCCGAAGATCCAACAGCTGACGAAAGCACAGGTGATGGCTTTAGAGCAGACTGCGGAGGCATTACATACCAATGTAGTGCAGGCCCAGGTATTTCCGAGGGATACCGGTAATCTGCAAAATGAGAGTACTTTTGTGGATTACTCTGAGAGCAGTCAGGGAAAAGTCAGTATCATTTCCAGTACGCCATACGCAAGACGCCTTTATTTTCACCCGGAATATCATTTCCAGAAGACGGAGAATCCGAATGCAAGAGGTGAATGGTATGAGGACTGGATTTCTGGGAAGAAATCAGAGTACTGCCAAAAGGCATACAAACAAATATACAGGAGGATTGCCGGATTATGATGTTATCGGATGTACGAGATTATGTGGAATCCCTTGAACTGGCAGATCAGGTATATATGGGTAGCCTGCCGGACAAGCAGGAAAAGTCCATTGGAGTTTATAATAGCAAGCATCAGCAGGAGTATAAGACAGCACTGGGAGGACCCCAGCTTGCGTCTTACGGGACAAAATATGTCAGCCTGTTGATTCACTGGAATAATTCGCCCCGCTTGTCGGAAAAGGCAGCCATGACTGTATTTGAGGCAGTGGAGACTGCAAGAAATGTAACGGTCAACGATGAGTTGATAAAATTTATACAGCCTCTCTATGAACCCCAGGATGTCGGAAAGGATGATGCCGGTATCTGCGAATGGGTCATAGAGATGGCTGTTATTTATGAGAAAGGAAAAGGTGAAAAAGAATGAGTACACCTATTACAGGAGTATACCCCTGTTATGAAAACCAGTTCCAGATCGATGCTGCGGAAAGCGGAGCTGAAAAAAATATGGTTAATATTGCGGACTGTGAGACATTCAGCGTATCCTTCGACAATGGAGTAGAGGAATGGCATCCTTTTACGGAAGCAGGATGGGTAAGACGTCTGCTTACCAGTAAAGGTGTCACGATTTCCGTGACTGCAAAAAGGAACGTTGGAGATGCCGGTAACGATGCTGTAGCGTCTCTTGCATGGGTAAACGGCCGCTCCGCAGAGAAAAATGTCCAGTGGACGTTCCCGGATGGAACGGTGGTTAAATTTAACGGGGCAGTTATCAACGTGAAAAATATCGGCGCTGGAGACTCTACAGCCGTGGCTCCTCTGGAGTTTGATATTATGAGCAACGGCAAACCGGAGATTTCTACAGCAGCATAAAAACAGGAGGCTATTATGGCAAAGAAAATCGTAGATATTACAGAAAAACTGAATTTTGATGAGAATCCGGTATTGAAGGTGAAGGATGTCACCATAGAAGTCAATTCCGATGCAGCCACTGTACTGAAGATCATGGGTCTTTTTTCAAAGGGTACATCAGCTAAAGAAGTGTTGGCGGTATATGAACTGATTTTCAATGAGAAGGATCGGAAAAAGATCGATAAACTGAATCTCCAGTTTAAGGATTTACAGACGATCATCATGGCAGCAGTAGACCTGATCACGGGAGATGAAGAGCCGGGAGAGCAGTGACCCGTACTATGATCTGATCGGAGATTACAGTCTGATCGTATCATCCTTCCAGGCGCAGTACGGGATCCGGCTGTCGAAAGAAATTGATACCATGAAGTGGGATGAGTTTAAGGACCTTCTTATCGGAATCGGACCGGAGACATCTCTGGGACGGATCGTAGCAATCCGGGCCGAGGAGGATAAGGATATCTTAGACCATTTTACTCCGGAACAGCACAGAATCAGGAATGAATGGCGTGCAAACAGAGCAAAAAAGGTAACGCCTGATAATATGGCGGCAGTCCTTGATCAACTGAAGAATGCGTTCATTTCTCTGGCAGGGGGCGATATACATTGAAAAAGTAGATAAGAAAAAAGTAGTGTGTCCTTACTGTGGGCATCCGGTGAATGCAATGCAGACGGAAGATGCACATTGCAGGGGAATCTATTTCCGCTGTAAAAATAAGGACTGTAAAAAGATTTTTGAGTTGAAGTTATAAGACGCTGTGCCGATGTGCCTGTCTTAGAAGGCAGGCTGGTTATGAGTGAAGCTACAAGCGTTGGACAGATCGGATTAGATCTGGTCGTAAATAAAAAAGATTTTAATAAGCAGATGAGCGGCATCCAGAACCTTGCTACGAAAGTAGGTAAGAAACTGGCTGCCGCTTTTGCTGTAAAAAAGCTCGTAGATTTCAGCGAGAAATGCATCGAACTGGGATCAGATCTGAGTGAAGTGCAAAATGTTGTGGATGTAACATTCCCGGCAATGTCGAAGCAGGTAGATAAATTTGCGCAGAATGCCGCAACTGCATTTGGACTGTCCGAGACGATGGCCAAGAGGTACACAGGTACCTTCGGTGCTATGGCCAAGGCTTTCGGGTTCAGCGAGAAGCAGGCATACGATATGTCTACCACCCTGACAGGGCTGGCGGGAGATGTGGCATCCTTTTATAACATATCTCAGGACGAAGCATATACAAAGCTGAAATCGGTATTCACTGGAGAAACAGAGAGTCTGAAAGATCTTGGTGTCGTCATGACGCAGACGGCACTGGATGCCTACGCTATGGCCAACGGCTACGGGAAGACCACTGCGGCTATGTCGGAGGCAGAAAAGGTAGCCCTACGGTATTCCTTTGTTCAGAGTAAACTGGCGACGGCATCTGGGGACTTTATGCGGACTTCTGATGGCTGGGCCAATCAGGTCAGAATCCTGAAGCTGCAGACTGAGTCTTTTATGGCGGCAATCGGTCAGGGGCTGATCAATGTCCTGACACCAGCTATCAAGGTGATCAATACCCTGATGGGGAAATTGGTACAGCTGGCGAATGTATTTAAAGCGTTTACAGATAAATTTGCCGGAAAGAAAGGTAATGATGTAGCCACAGGGATGGCGGCCGCGGAGGATGCGTCTGCCGGGATCAGTGATAATATTAATGCCGCAGGAAAAGCAGCTAAAAAGTTAGGCGGATTACTTCAGTCGGATGAACTGGATTTACTCTCCCAAAAGACAGATTCCTCTTCGGCATCCGGAGGATCTGCAGGAATAGATATCGCTGGTTTGCAGACTTCCACGCAGGAGGCTGAAGCCAGTGCGGATAAAATTTCGAAAAAACTCTCTGACGCATTCAAGATTCCCGGTGTCAAAAATTTTGCAGATCAGTTCAACAATGGTCTGAAAAAGATTGATTTCGGAAATCTGAAGGATAATTTTTCAAGAATCATGGCTCAGATGGATCCATTGGCCAAAACTACAGTCAGAAACATTGAGACAATCATGGATCCGCTGGGAGGATATCTCGGAAACAGAATCGGAAATAAGATTGCTGTTACAGCCAAAGCGGTAGACCTGGGGCTGGATGGAATTGCAAGCTATCTGGAGCGCAACAGGAAAAAGATAGAATCCTGGAGCAGTGATGTAAGCCAGTCTATTGCGAACGGATTTACTAATCTTACGGATATCAATGAGCAGATATACAATAATCTGCTCGGGGCACTGGATAAAGCAGGACCTGATATTGTAAACGGAATCAATGATATTCTGACAGGCTGTACTGGATTTGGAATGTCACTGGGAACAATCTTCGCGGAAGGGTTTGAAATTTCCACAGAACACACATCCCAGTGGATGAAAGACAATCAGGAACTGATAGAAGGTACGCTCACAGATCTGTTTGATTTCGGTGGAGAATGTGCTTCGCTGGTAGGAGAGATTGTGGGAGGACTTGGTAGTTCTCTTACGGACTGGTGGGAGTCTCAGGGAAGCAGTACTTTTGGAAATATTGTAGATGCCTGGAATGATATCAAGAAAACGGTTTTAGAACTGTGGAATGATATTGCGATGCCGGTACTGAATCATGCCAAGGAAGCGTTACAGGAACTATGGGAAGAAAATCTCAGACCACTATGGGACAACATTCTTGATCTGATTAGCTCAGTAGGTGATTTCCTTGCAGCCGCGTGGAGTACCGTAATCAAACCAATTATCGGGTATCTGGCACCGACAATCAAGCAGGTGGCAGACATTGTGATAAACATCATGAGTACCGTATTCGTAACCGTGTCAGACATTATATCTGGAGCCATGAAAATACTGGGAGGACTGTTGGACTTCCTCACCGGAGTGTTTACAGGCAACTGGAAAAAGGCATGGGAAGGCTTGCTGAAAATACTGGACGGCATTTGGCAGCAAATCTGGGGAGTGATTAAGGGAGCATGCAACCTGATCATTGACGGTGTGAATGCCATGATTTCACTGATATATTCTACACTGCGCAATGTGGTAAATGGAATCGGAAGCGTTGCAAAGAAGGCAGGAGATCTGGTTGGAAAAGACTGGGGCTTCGAAATGCCGAGTGATCCACCGCAGATACCTAAATTGTGGAATGGTGGATATGTCAAGGCTAATACGCCACAGCTTGCTATGATCGGTGATAATAGGCATCAGGGAGAAATTGTATCACCGGAAGATAAGTTACAGAAAATGGCATTAAGCGCAGCACAGGCGGCAGCGGGATCGGGAGGATCCATATCTGCGGAAAAGCTGGATAAGATCATTACATTGCTGGAGACTATCATCGGAATATTGGCGTCAGGCAATACGATAGAAATCAATGGCGTAAAATTTGCGGAACTACTGAAAAAGATAAACAGGGAGTACTTTAAGGCAACTGGAAATTACCTGTTGCTGGATGTATAAGGAGACAGCAGGATGGCATTTCAGGCATGGTTATTAAAAGTGGGAGATACTGATATTTCAAAGTATGTAGATATTGAGACCTATAAGGTGAGTCCGGATCAGCGTGCAGATCTGGACTCTGACAGAAATGGTTTGAATATTTTATACCGGGAAGTTGCAGATCATTATACAACAAAAATTGAGTTCAATACGATTCCACTGGAAGCATGGGAAATGACAGAATTTCTACAAGCAATGGAAAAAGCGTACATAAAGGAGAAGGAAAGAAAGGTTATTGTAACTTATTTCGATGTAAATACCGGAGGATATAAATCGGGAGAAATGTATGTACCAAATTATACAGTAGAGACAAAAAGTTGGAATGGTATGGAATTATGGTATAAGCCATTACGTGTTGCGTTCCAGGAGTATTAAGAGGGAGAGGGAATGATAGATTATAAATATAAAGATTTTTATAATGATACATCCGTATCCAAAAGAATGCAGATACAATGTAGTGACGGGAGTGTACTGAATGAAGATGACTGGAAAGGTGAAAGTGCAGAACTTACTGAGAGACTATGCTCAGAGAGTGAACTAAGTTTTGGCAGGTGTGAGGCGAGTACTTTTAAACTGAGAGTCAGGGAACGAATAGTACCTCTTGCCGGAAAAAAGATAACCGTATCCGTAACATTGGAAGGAGCCGAAGAGGCTCCTTTTATGATGGGAGTTTATAAAGTAGATTCTGATGTACCTACAGCAGATAGAAGATGTCGGGATATTGTAGCCTATGATGCCATGTACGACATCCTAAATGCAGAGGTATCCGGGTGGTATAACAGCCTGACATTTCCAATGACGCTTAGACAGTTCAGAGATAGCTTTTGTGCTTATGTCGGTGTGGAACAAGAAGAAATCACACTGGTCAACGATGATATGGTGGTAGAAAAAACTATCGATCCGGGAGAGCTCCCGGGGAAAACGGTTATTGAATCCATCTGCGAGATTAACGGATGTTTTGGGCACATCGGTAGAAATGGAAAACTGCGGTATGTGGTGCTGGAACAGATGATCGAGGGTCTGTACCCCGCAGATGATCTGTATCCGGCAGATGACCTTTACCCTGCGGATCCGGTGGGGACCACGGAGGTATCCAAAAGTAATTACATCTCCTGCCAGTATGAGGACTTTGTTTGTCAGCATATTACTAAGTTGCAGATCCGCCAGGAAGAAAATGATATCGGGGCAATCTCCGGTACCGGGAATAACGGTTATATTATCGAGGATAATTTTTTAGTATACGGCAAGTCTGCGACGGATTTGCAAACGATAGCTGACAGAGTCCTTAGGGTAATCGGTGTCGTATGGTACCGACCAGCACAGGTAGAAGCCCGAGGTAATCCCTGCCTGGAGGTAGGGGATGGCATCTTGTTGCACACGACTCGGGAGACCATTTATACCTATATACTGCAGCGCACATTAAAAGGCATACAGGCACTTCGTGACAGCTATACGGCGGAGGGCGAGGAATACAGGACCGGACAGGTCAATGGCATTATGAAGTCCATCATCCAATTGAAGGGTAAGTCGAATGTCCTTACCCGGACAGTGGAAGAGACCCGGCTGGAAATGAAAGATATCGAAAATGACTTATCTACAGAGATAAAAGTGGTAGCAGGAGAGGTTGAATTAAAGGTATCGAAAGATAATCTTATTGCAGAAATAAATCTGACACCGGATAAGGCACTGATCAAGGCTGAGAGGATAGATCTGGTCGGGCTTGTAAATGCAGATGAGATGGTGATCAAGTACGCGACCATCGAAACCTTGAATACTACCAAACTGGAACTAAACAACCTGATTGCCACCAAGGCAACCATCGACTCTCTCAATGCCGTCAGTGGCCGCGTAGGATCACTGGAGGCGGATCATGTGACTACATCTGATCTGTCAGCCGTATCAGCCCGTCTGAGCAACGTGGAAGCCAACTATATCAGCGCCAGCACTGTAAAGGCAGACTACATGGAGGTATCCAACTGGACATCCTCTGGGGTGATTAAAGCGGACAGAATCAGCGCTGCGACTATCATAAATAAGCTATCAAGCGTTGATCTGGTCAGCGTAAGAGCAATGGGTGTCAGCGGGTACATGAATTATAAAGGTACAGTAGTTGCGTGGAGAACAAAAACCATTAGTGGGACTGTTATAACTTATTTGGGACCGGAGGATTAAGAGATATGAGCAATTTAGAAATCAAGGAATTTAGTCAGGCAATCGCAAATTTTGTAGAAGCATCTCCGTTGCCGGAGGAAGTTAAGCGCATGGCATTGCAGGAGAATTTGGCACGTCAGGAGCAGAAAGCCAGGGATGCATTACTGGCGGAGATTGCGGCTCGGGATGCCGAGGAGCAGGAGGTGAAGCAGGATGCAGAAAGCGTATGATTGGGAAGAGAACTATTGGGAGAATAAGCCATCGACCAAGACACCAGTAAATAAAACCAACTTGGACAAGCTAAGTAATGCGATTCGCACTATTGATGAGCGTGTGATTACTCTGGACCTGACTAAGCTGTCAAAGATAGAAGCTAATGGGATGATCACGGGTATTACTCTTAATCAGGATACCGGAGATATTACGATTACGTATTATTCTGGTGCAAGTAGTGTTTTGCATACTCTGATGGCTCAGATTGCCATTAACTTCGGATACGATCCAGTTACTGAGCGGCTTATCATTTACTTAAAGGACGGAAGCGAACAGTACATAGATCTGTCTGCACTTATTACGCAGTTTGAATTTCTTGATTCGGGCACCGTTTACTGGTCCATTGGAGATGATGGAAAAGTAAAGGCAGACATCAAGAACGGAAGCATTACTGCAGATAAACTGCAGCCGAACTATCTTGCAGACATCACAGTGCAAGCAGAAACAGCAACACAGCAGGCATCTGCGGCGGCATCATCTGCAGCACAGGCCAAGATAGATGCGGATCGAGCAGAATCGTATGCAAAAATCACTGAACCTAAGTTCTATCTGGATGAAACCACGATGAACCTTTATATGAAGGATGGCGCAGGAGTGGATTTTGTAGTAGTTGATAATGTTTTATATTGGAAGGTAGCATAAGGAGGACAATGACATGGCAGCACCGGAAGGTTACAATGCTCTCGGAAAAATCGGAATATCTTACAAAGGAGATTACGACTCCAATACCACATATGAGCGACTGGACGCGGTTGAACATAACGGCAGTACATATCTGGCCATCAAAGATGCTCCGGACGGAGCACCGAGGGATGATAAGCTCAATTGGATCTATTTGGCTAAGGGATTTAGTGGTGACATCGGAGATTCAGAGATCGCGTTTACTGAGGCGGAGAACCGCGAGAACATTAATACGGGCGAGAGCGTAAAGACGGTCTTTGGCAAGATTAAAAAGTTTTTTGCGGACTTGACCGCACCGGCATTTGCACAGATGATCACATCCAAGGATGATCTGCTGGCCACCAAAGTGACCGGATATGTGCCGGATGCCAAGGCGGTAGCAGATGCCGTTAGTGAGTTAAATGGCAATTTAAATGGTTTGAAATTTGCATCAATATTAACATCTGTTACTCTATTAGCGGCGAATAAACAGTCCTTTTTAGGCTCCTTGTCTGACTTTGGATTGCCAAACAATGCAAATGTATTTGGGGTGTTTGCAAATTGTGATTGGGCAGTTAATGTAAGATTTGCAAGTAATAGCAAGTTTTATGTATATCAAATTGCAAACGTAAGTCATGATGCAGTTTTTACATTGAACTTTATTGTGGCATATAAGTAACTTATTTGCTATTCTTCATATGAATTTAACCGTAAAATTTGAAAGCTCCACCAAATACGCCATCTGTGGAACCGTTATATGCTACGGTAATCGTACCTTGATTATTGTAATTAATACTCATAGTCGCTGATTTCGAAACAGTAAAAACACTAACCACATCAGCATATCTTGATGCTACGCAAACACAAGTGTCTAATGTAGATATACGGTTAAAGATAATAAGCCATACTTCATTATTTTTTACCAGTCCCAAAAGAGAACCATTAGAACTCTTGACATAACTGCTAGTATCTAATTTAGTATCTAACTTGCCATTTAGCGTAGTAGATCAGAAGGCGGGCACGGCCTTAAACAGTGCTAGAAAGGAGTCCTGTAATGGGCTATATCAAATTTAAAAATAAAGAGACCACACAGCTGGTCGTGGTATCAGAGGAGAGCCCTCATGTGATCCGGATCACCGGAGACAACCTCACAGTAAATACTGACGGCTTCCGGCTCTACCTGGATGAGGGATGCAAATATCCGCTTGACAACGGTGAGTATGCGGCATATACCACGCTGTACCGCAAGGGCGACGGCTGGTATGAGCTGTCCGATGACGGCTCCGTATATATTGAGCCGGTTGCACCGGTGCAACCTGAACCGACCGAGGAGGAGCTTGCAGAGCTGGCTAGACAGCAGCAGATCAGTCAGCTAACTGCGCAGATTGATGGTCTTAAAGCACAGATCGCCGCCAGTGACTATAAGGTAATCAAGACCTATGAGTACACACTTCTCGGCGAGCAGACCGAGTACGATATGGAGGCTGTCCATGCAGAGAGACAGGCTCTCCGTGACCAGATCAATAGCCTGGAGACCCAGCTGGCAGATCTGACAGCAGAGTAGGAGGCTGCCTATGAGAGTGAGAGACGGTCCATAAACCAATTACATAGTAACCAAGAGCCAAGAGCCGATTACTTCCTTTGCGGGAGTGAACGGCTTTTATATTTGAGTGAGGTGCGACATGAATGAAACCGAAATGGAACATCGGCTTACAGAGGTAGAATCCAGATCGAAATCCAATACTCATCGGATTGATAAGTTGGAGAGAGTGACGGAAGAGATTCATACCATGTCAACCACAATGATCCAGTTGGTAGAGGAAGTAAAACACACCAATGAGACGGTATCCAGCTTAAACCAGAAAGTTGAAAAGATGGATAGCCGTGTGGATGATATGGAGCGTGCCCCGGGAAAAGAATGGAGCAACGCAAAAAGAACACTATTTAATACTGCAGTAGGAGCAATCATTACATTCCTGATTACAGGACTGATCTTTGCGGCAGTCCAGGCATTTTAAGAAAGAGAGGATAACATTATGGATTTATCATTTTTATTGCAACTCGTAGACCCTATTATTTTGGGCATCTGTCTGTTGACGGGTTATGTGCTTAAGGAAGCATTTGACAAATTTCCGAACAAGTTTATTCCGTTGGCATCATTGAGCATGGGAACCATCATAGCAATCATTATTCACTTTCAGGCAGGAATCAATGCAGAGGTTGTGCTGGGCGGTATGATCTCCGGACTGGCGGCCACCGGTATGTATGAGCTGCTTCGGAATTTATTGGATTTCGACGGAAAGAAGGAGAAATAATTATGGCAAGAAAAGGTATAGACGTAGCAAAGTGGAACGGCACCATTGACTGGGCAAAGGTAAAGAAAGCAGGAATTGAGTTTGCTGTATTGAAGGTCATTGATAAATCGAACAAGACAGAAGAGTCCTTTATCAGAAACTATGCAGGAGCAACAGCGCAGGGATTACCTGTGGATGTATACAATTATCTGTATACTACTACGGAGAGCAGCGCCATCACCGCAGCTAAGGCAGTCGTAAATACTCTGGCTGGCAGAAAAGTTGGTAAGGTGTGGGCGGACGTAGAGGATGCGTGTCTGAAGAATAAGAGTATCCAGCTGATCAGGATCATCAATACCTACAAAGCAGTGATCGAAGCAGCCGGATACGAGTTTGGCGTATATACCGGACTGTCATTTTACAATTATTATATCAAACCCTATCGGGAGTACATTGACTGTGAGTTCTGGATTGCAAGGTATCCGAGCACCAAGGAAATGAGTATTACGTCAATGCCTGCTGCATCCAAAAAGCCAAGTATTTTCCATGTTTTGTGGGGATGGCAGTGCTCCAGCCACGGTAAGGTACCCGGCATCAATAGTTATGTTGATCTGGATATCTGCTATGTGGAACCGGACAGCACTGGAAAGCTGCAGTCTACTACGGTATATTATCCGAGATATACTGGAACATCCACATCTATCGTGGCAGCGCTGAATGCGATCGGAGTAAACTCCAGCTATGCAAACAGAAAGCTGATTGCAAAGGAAAACGGTATCACTGGATATGTCGGATCTGCAAAGCAGAACACACAGATGCTGGCATTGCTTAAAGCTGGGAAACTTAAGCGAGTATGATATAATATTCAATAAAGGCGAAGGATAGAAAAGACAGTCCTTCGCCTCTCTAAATTTAAAATCGGAAGCAGATAATAAAATGTATGAATATTGAATTATAACAAAATGATAATTATACTTGACGAAGTGATAATAATCATGTATTATAAAATTGTCAGATAGTTGTGCGCGTATGGAGGAGGATAAAATGGCAGTAAGAGTAGCAGATCAAATTGCAACGTTACTCTTCCAAAGGAAGATGACGCAGAAAGAATTGGCAAAGGTCACGGATATCACAGAGTCAGCGATTTCACATTATATAAAAGGAGATCGTGTACCCAGAGGTGTAAATTTAATTAAGATTGCTAAGGCATTGGGAGTTACTACTGATTATCTTTTAGATACAGGTGAAGGTGATGAAGATGACAACCAATTCAGAACTGTTAAAACGTTAATTGCCAGAAATGCGGAGAAAATGTCAATGGAAGAGAGAATGGAACTAATGAGAATGTTAGCAGAGAGAAAATAGGAGGTTATATGCGCTTAGAAGATGAACAATATGAATACATAAAATCAACTGTGAGCGACACATTCATAGAGTATGGAATAAAAAGCGCACCGATAAGCGCATTTGAAATGGCTACAAAAATGGGAATAAAGGTCATTCCGTACTCGGCGTTAGGAGAAGAAAAAGAATCTTATCTCATGAAACGTAGTGGTGATGGCTTTTTGGCTGAATATGATGATCATACATGGAAATTGTATTACAATGATCATTGTCAAAGTTATGGCAGGATAAATCATACTATAATGCATGAAGTGGGACACTATGCTTTAGGACATATAAAAGAAGGAGATGAAGAGGAGGCAGAAGCAGAGTTTTTTGCAAAGTATGCGTTGGCGCCACCTCCACTTATACATAATATGGTTGAAGATATAAGTCCTTTTTCCATTATGAAAAAATTTGACATTAGTTATGCAGCCGCTTGTTATGCGTATAAATACTATAATAGTTGGTTGCAATATGGTCAAAGAGAATATACTGGATATGAAAGAAAAATACTTTCTCAATTTTCTATTGCTTAGTTAGGATAATTAGGTATGTATAAGCTTCAAAGAAGCTATTACATATAAAAAACCAAGCACACGAGATGCTTGGCTCTTGCTGAAAAGTATTGCTACTGCTCAGCTGGTATAAATTATAATCTAGACACCTATAATTTATCACAGTGGCACTCTTTTTGCAAGAGCAACTTGCAGAAAGGAGTGGATATATTATGTACATTTTTCGTACTTATATTACCACAAAGGATGGCACAAAGATTTATGCCAGAGATTATGGTAAGAAAGCATTCCGCATCTGGGTCGGACCTGGACCGGAACCTGTAAAGAGTAAATAG